CATATCGTCACTGCCATCACGCAACCCAACTCTTCCACCTGTTGAATACATTTGTGTTTCAACCCATGCTTTAACTTCTTCATCCCCTAAGTCTGGATTAACGTTTGAATAATATTGTGTTAGATGAGCTCTTAAAGCTTCGGGATTACTTCTCAAAGCTTTTACTTCCTCTTCGTCCATTCCTTCAAAAGCTGTTGCCGCTGCTCCGGCAGTTACTAGTCCTGCACCCCAGCCTAAAGCTGTTGGCATCATGGAGCCTGCGCCTTTAGTTAAACCTAATTTACCGAATAGACCTGGAGTTGAGGCTTTAGCTGCTGACCAAAGTCCCGGCCCATGTCCACTTAATGCTCCTATACCTGCTGACTTTGTTCCAAATAAAGCTGGTCCTATTTTGCTGCCCCATCCCTTCCAACTTGAAGGGCCAAACCAGCCAGCGTGAGTACCATAAGCTCCTAAACCTAATAAGGCTGCTTTACCTACAGGACTCTTAACAGCTTTCTTAATACCTTTAAATATGCTTCCAAGACCAAAATTAACTCTGCCTCCTGAAGCCATGTTGTTTTGATATTGATCCATAAATGTTTCTTTATCTACAAACTCTTGACCTAATTGAATTTGTTTTAGTTTATAACTCTGGTAAAGATCTTCCCATTCTGCTTCCCAACTTGGGTCGGAAGCTACTTGCATATTAGGTTTCTCATTCGGATCCCTGTTGCCTGTATATTTAATGCTTGGAGCGCCTGCTTCTAGTGTTTCTGAAATATCAATATCTGTTATAGCCATAGTTTTAGTGTATTTTTATTTTAACGCAGGCGTGGAAATCCTGTATTTTAAGACTTTATTTTATTTTTGAAGGATCGTCAATACGTTTTACGTGTAATAACTCATCCCAGAAGCGACCACAATATTGGTACTCACCAACATGGGTGATGTAATCCATGATATAAAGATAGACTTCTCCACCTAAATCTGTCCATCTTTGACAGAAGCCAAAGTCTTCTCCAAAATATCGTTTAGTTTTAGGGTCGTGTAATGTATCAAAAAGATTATAAAAATTATCTCTTTTAGTCTCTTTCCCATTAATATAGGTAGGTTGAAATATTTCGAGCTCTGGATGAGCTTTAATTAACTTTTCAATAACATGTCTTTTAATCAACATACATCCTGTAGGGGCATGAGTTGCTTTCATGATTCCTTTTTCTACTATAACTGTTTCAGGATCTGGAACTTTAATGGGAAAAGTAAATCCTGCTTTCATAAGATCGTCAGGTTTATCTATTTTTTCGTTTTTCAATCTACGCCACATTTTATCAAAGTCTAATGTTTTCAGAGTATAAGGACATGCCATTAAATCTTTATCATGCTCTAGCATTTTAAAGATAGTCTTAGGACTAACATCGACATCAGAATCTAAAAATAATAAATGAGTATATTTATCTTCATGATTAAGAAAATCAGCTACACATAAGTTTCTTCCTTGAGTAACTAGAGAAGATTTTAAAAGCGTAAAACTAACCAACATGTTCTTCATCATGCATTCTTGTTGAATTTTTAATACCGATTGACAGTAATGCATACTGACATCACTATGAACTGGAGTACAGACCATCAGTTTATAGGGAGATCTTTCACCTATATGTATTTCTCTCACTTTAGATTCCACCTTTTCATTTTTAATTGTTTGATATGTATCTTCATTAAACCAGATAGGTTCATGCGTAGCGTTGTGTGTTTCGTTCTCATCTAGATCATCTATTTTTATCATAGTATTTAATGGCTCCTTCCAAAAATGCATTCCACGATGCTCCTTGTTTAGTCCAGTTATAGTATCGATCACAGTATTCCATTTGAAATCTTAAGTGATCTTTAATAGCATCCGTGTGAATTTGTTGAGCGGCTGCTTCAATCCCTGCAGCAAACTTAGTAGCTAAATTTTTATAGTTTCTATCGTAGGGAATATACATAGGAAATTCAGCACAGGTTTCAAACAAAGCTCCATAGTTAGTAACGATGGTGTATAAACCTGCTTTCATACATTCAATGGCAGAGATACAAAAAGTTTCTTCCCATATACTAGGGTAAGGAAAGATGTGATAATTCTGTAAAGAATTTTTTACTTCTTCATTTGACTTATGCCCAATGTAATTAACATTAGGTAGCTTTCTTGCTTGGTCAAACAAAGGCTCATAGGTTGCTTGATTAGCATCATGAAAATGTTTGCCATAAATTTCTGTGGAAGAATAAACATCTAAACTAATAAGTGGATTCTTAACTAATTGCATGGCTCCTAATAAAACAGACAGTCCTCTCCAGGGAGTACATTGATGAACCATTTTAATAGGTTGTCCTTTTTGATAATCTAATTTTGATCTTGGAACATCTTCAACTCCGTTTTTAATTACGACGCATCTATTATGAGGAAGATTAAAATGTTGTCTATACTTTTCATAACTCCAATGAGTATTAAAAACATACCAATCGTACTTAGTGTGATTTTCTTTTTTCTTAAACCATGGATACAAGTTAGGTTGGTCATAAGAATTCTTTAACCAAATGATACTAGGCTTATTGGGATCAATGGGTAAACGTTCCGGAACCGATAGATGTAAATCTATTTGTTCAACTAATTTTTGGTCTACAAATTTTTGAAAGTGGGCTAATTGTAATTCAGTTCCACCCTTAGGATTTTGGTTTATCATTCTGTTTCATAACTTTCTGAAGCATGTCTAACCCTTTAGGAGATACTTGTACAGTACAATCTTCTACGATATCGGGTCCTTCTTTTTTCTCTTTATATGTTTCTCCTGTCTTCGTATTTCTCCAAGTAATTACAGTAGTGCAATTAATCTTAGGTAAGTCTTCTTTATCCATTTTGATTCTCTCTGTTTATTAATGCGTAAGAAACGATTCCTTGTATTTCATCCTTTGTTGCGCACGTCATTTTTAGTACATCATTAGATTCTAACACTAATGTTTTAGTTATTATATCAGTTGTAGAAGAAGCCGCAATACTTTGATTACCTATTCTATATGTCACAGCTGCCGTAGCATCTGTAACTTGAGTAACCACTGATAAAGCCCCTCCTGAAGACCCATTACTAGCTTGAATTTGCTTAATTAAAACAACCGATGTTGAATTAGCCGTTAAGACGGATACCGTATTAGTTGTGGTTAAACTAAAGCCTTGATTCTTGTATTGAATAGTCATGATATAAAATAGTTAAATGTATCTTGTTCTTCCTTTAAATCATTTTGAAAAGCAAAGTTCAATTCATTTTTAATAGTTTCTATAGCAGCTAAAATCTGTCTTTGATTATCTACTTTATACTCTGCCTGGGGTTCTGGAATATATGAGGTTATCTTGGCCATTAGGTAAATAAATTTCCAGTTTGTGAGTTTTGAAATTCCTGTTGAAGGCCAGGATAATTATACAGATTTAAATCATTAATAGTTAAGCCTTGACTTCCTAAAAAGTTTTGAAATGCAGTTGATGTTTGCTTCTCGTTCGTTCCATAAATCATGTCCTCTTGTGAAACTTTGTCTTTATTTTTAAGCATATTAATTATCTCCAGACTTAGTCCGAACATATTAGCTTTTTTAGGATCCGTAATGAATGGCACTATTTTGCTAAGACCCGATAGTCCCTTACCTACATAATCTGGTTTCTCTTCAGGACTGTGTACAGTTTTGGTTTTTACGTGTTGGCCGTCTCCTGTTCCAGGGGCGCCATAATTAGCACCAGAACTCAGAGCACCAGAACTCGTTGTGCCCATGGGGCTATAATCCTCTCGTCCTGCTCCTCCAGGAAATCCTCGTCTTCCACCGGGATGTGACATCCCTCCATATAAATAACCTAATCTACTAATTCCACCACTACTGTAAGAATGATGTGGGGCGTATCCTGCTGTTTGTCTCATCTGGTCTTTCTTCTCTTGCATAGCAGAACTCGTATGATCTACACCTCCAAATTTCTCCATCCATTTCTGTGCCATTTCTTTTGGATTCTTAGAACCAAATGCAGAACTTCCTGGTGCATTCTTTCCTTTAAATAATCCGCTTGTCATGGCGTATGGATTGTTAGGGCTAAATTTCATATTTCCTAAAAAATTTTTATTGGCTATAATATCAGCGTGGCTTAATTGTCCTGCATTACCTTGCATATATCTTAGAAATTTTTCTAAAGGATTTTCTTCTTCTTCTCCTTGGTAATCAGAAGATTGTTCATCTAATAAAGCCTGATTGACAGTATTTGGGTCAACTTTATAATTAGGACCATTAGCAAAACCTAATCTACTAATCCCACCTGTATTAGATTCGATTCTACTTCCATAAGTATCGGTCCAATCACGAGCTATCTCTGGCTCGTTGGCCCATAAATATCTTCTTTGTGCTTCTGATTGAAATGGCATTATCTTCTTCCGTCCGCTCGCGCGTCTAATCTTAATGTTCCATATCGCCAAGTTTCGCCTGTGGCGTCGTTAGCAATATTGATTGAAACCAGTCTTCCTCTGGCTCTGGTATTTAACTTATCAGTGCTGGACGTAACTGTAAAGGGTCCTAAAGGAGAACTTGCGGCCGTAGCATCTGGATAAGAACTGATAAATAAAGTTAGTTTAGCATTTCCCGTTAAATATTTAAAATCTGGAATGACCCTGCTCACAGACATAAAATATTCTCCATCCCCTCTAAAGTCCACTACGCCAGTCGTCTGACCCATCATATTCTTTCTGGAAGTAATATCATAATCTCCAGAACGGATATAGGCATCAATTGAAGTGGTGCCTGTACTATTAACTTGATCAGTTCCTGTTTCCTGTGCATAGTAAAAAGAGGCTCCATAAAGATTAGTAATGCCTAAAATGTCTGGAAAAACAGGAGTGCCTGTAGAAACATAATCGGTTGCATAAGGTACATTAAAAACATTAGCGTCCGTCCAAGTGGTTCTGTCTAGAGAACTCGTGGTCCATACATTTTCTCCATAATTATAGGTTACACATCTACTGATTTGATCTTCACCTGCAATAGGATAAAACCAACTTACTTCTGTATATAAACTATTGTGCCCTGCATAAATAATTTTATTGGCATCATAATTAATTCCAAGATCCGTGCCCTGAGTATCAAATACAAAATCTTCCACTAAGCAATCAATGGATTTAACCGTACCATCATATCTATAAAATCCCCCAGCGTCTCCCATCCAATAGACAGCTCCATTAGCTGCAACCGCTGCATGCTGCCCCATACATCCACAATTAGTACCAACTTGTCGAATACTAAATGTATAAGGTGGACCTACATATTGAGCTACATAAGCTGCCGTATCTGTTAGTATTAAAGTATAATCTTTTCCAGACACCGCTGCTCTAATTTCATTACCGGCATCTAATCTAAATGTGCCGGCTGTATTAATAGCAGTGGGAACATAATCATTTAAATCTTCTTGATTAGAAAATCTAATAAACATTTTATCTTGAGTGCTAGTATCGCCGATGGTTGTCTCTGTTCCAAGATGAAATAAGTGTCTATCTCTATCAGAAACTTTTGTCATAAATGAAACTGTAGGGTTCGATGTCGTAACAAAATCTGTAGTGGATTGAGAAGCTCTAATGGTTCTTGGACTAGTTGCTCCTGCATTCCATGTAAAAGTTCTTCCATCCGAAATAGTTGCAACTAAAACTTGTCCATAATTATCTAGACTCCAGGTGCCTGGATCCAGAGTCACACTACTTGTTGTCCGTTCAGTACCCCAAGTTGAATCACCCCATATATAGGTACCCCAACCATAACCCACTGTTTGAGTAGTAGGTCCAACTATATAATAAGGATTAACAACAGCAGACCCTGCCGCTGTCATACCTGTTCCTGTTTCCGCAGTAGAGGCTATAATAATAAAAGCGTCGGTTGTTACGGATTGAATTTCATAAGCTTTTTCTAAAATACCGGCTGTAAGAGTAGAGTCGCCAGTTACACTCACAGAAGATAAAGTAATATATCTTCCTGCTTTTAATCCATGTGAAGATTTATCTATTTGAACCGTCGTTCCGGCTGCAGTACTTGTTGTGAAAGTACAGCCTGTGATCGCTGTATCCAAAGGAGAAATATCATAAAGATCTTCCCCATAATATAAAAATAAACCTTGTGAAGTTCCTATAGCAACGTAACGTTCACCCGCTAAACTTGTAAAAGGATGAGCTGCTCTTCCTGCTCCCGGTAATGTTTTTTCTGCGGCTGTCAATTGAGCCCAACCCCCTATTTTTTCAGGGAGTCCATATCTAAATCTGACAAAATCTCCATCTACCCACTGACTTTCAGCCCCTGATTCAGTGGCTTGTTTATTAAATCCTGGGACAAATTTGAGCTTTTGTAACATAGTAATTATGTTATATATTAGTTATGAATATAATGAAAGCCAGAATAATATGGTTTCCTGACAAGCTTACTAGCATAAATTTTGATTATTTGCAAAATAATGATTCTATTAACTGGGAAGACCCCCATGAAGTCCAACATATTAAAAACATAAGGGAATTTATGAAAGAAGATGGTCTTCTTTTTCCAGGAATTATTATGTTTAATCCCCAAACAAAAAAAGATGAGATTCATTGTGGACACTTTAG